TATAGTTAGACCATCAGTTTGAGAACTTGAAAATGGTTTCTGTGCCGCTGGTAGCGATACAGAAGTAGATCCAGTTTCACCTGAAAAAGATGTTCCACCTAAAGCTGATATGATTATATCATCCATAGCTCTTCCCATAGCAGCAGCCGCAGCTTTTGCATAAGAAGAAGTTGGATCAATTAATAATCTAACTTTGTCTGCATTGTCTATTAGATCTGCCCACTCATAATCTGCAAGAGATACTCTTCTTCTAGAGTGAGGTGTATCTAATTGTGGAGTGTCAGCATGACGAGACGTTCTCAATTGAGCAGTTGTTTTACCAACTTGATCAAAGAAAGCATTCTTTCCTACTACCGACTCAACATCCACAGCTCCTCTTAAATACGATCCCATTTGTTGGGACAGCATTTGTACGTTTGAACTATACTGCTGTACAAAAGCAGTTGTTATTTGATTTGACATACTGTCATTTCCTTTTGTTAAGTTTAGTTTAAGTTTAGTTTCAGAAAGTTGTCCACCTTATAGATAGGCTATCTTGCATTTTACGACTGTTAGTCGGTTGTCTTTCCAACAGGCATGTAAGGTTCCAATATGAATAAGGTTCTAATAGAATTGTCTTACAATTTCTAAGGTAATTTAATTAAAAATTACCCTAGAAATCTAAATATAGTATTTTTTATTTAATTGCAATAAATTTATTGCGTAAGCATTTCTCTTAATGCAAGCACCTGATTTACAACTTTATTGTGATTAGGGTGAGTTTTATTCCAATAAGCACCTTGTCTATCAGATGTTAATTCTTCAATTTCTTTTTCAATTTCTCTACCTTGAAGAACATTATCAGCTTCTGTTCCAATAATTTTATCTTCAGATAATAGATTAGCAATGTTAGCAAATGCTTTTATGATTTTAGGATTATCTCCTAATCTACTACCATCTCTTAATTGAGTATCTAGAAGTTCTGGTTCTAAATATGTTTGAGCAATTGAAGATGCTTTTCTTAAGTTTTCATCATAAGATTTACCCCATTCTGCTCGTAATGAATTAGCTGCTTGTTCTTGAGCATATTCCATATTTACATTCATTTCTTTTGCAGAGCTTTCTAGTTTTGATTTATAAAACTCTAATATGCCTTGAGCTTGTTTATTATTTAAACCTAATTTATAAGCATTTTGTGCAAAACCTTTTATGGTATTTTCATCAATAGATGCAACATCAGTTTTAAATTCTAAAGTATATTTGTCAGCAGATTCTGGTCTGCCTAATTTATTATATACTTCATTCCATTGTTCATCTGTTGCAGATTTGCCTGGTAATGAAATTTTATCTGCACCGATCATAGATACTGCATTGATATAGCTTTTAGCTAGTGCATCAATTTCAGTAAACTTTTCTATATTTGGATTAGATCTGTATTCTTCTGAAATAGCTTCTTTCCAAGTCTTACCAGATACAGGTTGTGTTGGTTGTTGTGTTGAACTTAGTATTTGTTGTGCTGTTGCAGTTGTTGTTTGATCAGTTGCAACAGGCTGAGTTACCTCAGTTGTCTGTATTTCTGACATTTTATTTTCCTTTTAGTTTATCATTAAGCAGCATGTTTTTAATAAATAGAAGAACGCTGCGTTGTCCCTCCATATATGCACTTTCATGGCTATCCCCTCTGACATTAGTGGTAGCATTATAGTGGCATCTCTTTTCTAAATCTTCCATGACTATCTTGCCATGATCAGATCCGAAAACTATTTTATATTCTTCTTTTAATTTATTTATTTGTTCTTCCATTTATTTTCCTTTCAGTTGTTATTCTTGTGGTGCAACAAGTGCTTTAGCCTCATCAGGTAATGCTTTTGCTAAAGGTGCTACAGATCCGCCAGCTTGTGCAATTTGTTGTATTTGTTGCATTTGCATTGCTTGCTCTTGTTGTTGTTGTTTCTGTTGTCTAATAGCATTTATTTCTGCTCTAGAATTTAATACCTTAGCAGGAACTCCAACAATATCAGCTAAATGTCTAACAAGGTTATCAATATTTACATGATCAAATACTGGAGCAATGTTTGCAAGTGAACCAAATATTTCAATAGCTCTCATAATAGATTGTAGCTCAGAAGCTCTTTGAGCTTTAGCAAGTGGAGATACATATTCAATTTGTATGTCTTGACCAGCTAAGAAATCTGGTGCTGGTTTAAATAATTTTTTTCTAAGTAGAATAGCAAATGTTCTATCAATAAGTGGTCTAAGTAATTCTGATTGTAATCTTCCAAGAACTGGACCAAGTAATCTCATTTTCTCTTCATTACGTTGCACAACTTCTGTTGCAGTCATTTGTGGACCAGATTGCATCATTAATTGATTAACATAAAAAGCATCTCTAATAGCTGCTCTTCTTTGCTCTTCCATATTTAAACCTAATGGATTATTTGCACCAATATTTAATGGTTCAATTCTATCTCTTGTACCAGCACGATAAAAATTTAATCCACCTGGTATTGTTCTAACGGGTAATATAAATCCATCATCAGGAACTAATAATGGAGGATCTACTTGTTTCTGTGCAGCTTTAATAGTTGTTTTAGACATTTCATTTAACATCTTAACATCTGGTAAGGCAGTCATTGCAGGAGAACGACCATAGATTTCAAAAGATGCTTTTAAATAACGTGGCACAACATAAGGAAACTCATTAAATCCTGATTGTGATATTTCATGTTTATTATTTGGTTCAATATAACAAGAAGCAAATGGCATATTTTTATTATCTTTTTTTCTAGGATCGTAATTATCTCTTGGATAAACAACATGTAGGATTGTTATTTCTTCGTAAGGATCTTTTATTGCAATACCTCTTGTTGTTTTAGAAACACTTTTTTCTCCAAACTGTTGAATACAAGCTCGTGCTGTTAATTTAAATTTTCTATATACTGTATCTACTTTTCCTTTATTGTTTTCTGAAATATAAATTTCACCAATATGTCTTGTTGAAAATCTAACAATGTCATCTTCATCTTCTTCAATAAACATTGCTGCTGTACCAAAAGTAATTAAGTCGTGATATAGTTCAAATATTTCTTGTTGAAAATTTGATCTATTAAATGCTTCATACATTTTATCTGTTGCATCTTGCAGCCATTCGTTTGCGGTATCTTCATCTATCAAATCTGATTGTTTAAATTTTAATGAGAACCATGGTGTTGCAGGATTAGTAAGCATACCATGGAGTGATGCTGATAATAATTCAACAGCATGTAATGGAGATGAATCAAATATTAATTCAGATCGTTTGTCGCCTTGTGATCTTCTTTTAGTAACATCTGCTTTTCTTGGCATCATGTAATCTGAAACTTCTTGCCAATGCGATTCCCAAGTTTGACGTTGTGTTACTAGTTTTCCAAATCTCTTTAAGAGATCTTTTACTAAATCTGTTTCACCCATTATTTATCCTAGAAGAGTTGGTGTGCCTAAAGTTGCACCTTCTTGTACGCCTGCAGACCCAGTTAATATTGTTAGAGATCTACCACGCCTTCTTCTTTTAATTCCTCTATAATCCATATCTGTTGCACTTCCTTGAGATACTTCTGGAGTAGTTGGTGCTTTAATTATAGGTAACATCTGTGGCGGAGGTACAGCTGGGGATGGATCTATAGGTAATATCCGTGGCGGAGGTACAACTGGAGCTGGAGCTAAAATTGGAACTGATGGTTTAGGTTTAAAAGGATTTTGTATTACTCCACCCATATTACATTCCTAATAAAGTTTTTTTCTCTGTTGTTGCTTGTTCAATAAGCGGAGATGTTAGTATTGTACTTTTTCTACCTCTTCTTTTTCTAATAATTTCATCTTGCTCAGATTTTATTTTTGTTTTTTCTTCTTCTGGCAATTCTGCTTTTGGCGGTTCAGGTAAAGGTTGCACTGGTGGCAACGCTGGCGTTTTTGGAAACAAAAATCCCATAATATTAAATAATCCTATATTCCTTATCAGCTATATTTGATTTATGAAATATTTCAATAGTGTTTAATAAATCAAACAAGAAGATCATATTATTTTGTAATTACTATCAGCTACACTTTGCGGTGCAGATTGTCTAGTGTTTATTTCTTGGATTCCAACTGCAAGATAACGCATAGCATCACAAGCATGTGAACTCCAATCATGTACAGGCTTAGATCTAAACATTCTGTTTTTATCTATAAACTTCCTGTGATAATGTCTTAACGCATCTATAAGTTT